AATTGTAATTTGTATCTATATTGGTTTGATTTTTTTCTATTCCTTCTAATGTGTTTCTTGTTAACCAGGCACTTACAATATCATTATCATTAAATCTAATTTTGTTACCAACATTCTCTTTAAATTTTCGTAAGGCTCTAGTATCTGTTCCAAATTTTTTAGTATAAACTTCTTCTAAACCTTTTCCTATTTGGTTTCTCATTTTTGTCAATGTTACTTGGTCTACTTTGTTTGCAACTGTTAAAAAATTTTCTTTTAAAATAGCATAATCTTTGTCAAATTCTGCCTCAATATCTGTTACTCTGTTTTCAGCTCTTAGTTCTTCTACATCATTTAATACTTCTCCAGCAAAATTTGCTGTTTGCTGTATTCTTTCTAGGTCTGGTCGTGTTCGTGATATAAGATTTGTAAAATTAGTTTGAACTAAATCTTGTGTTCGTAAATCTCTAAGGTCTCTACCTGTAGTAGTACCAGCACCTCTATCTACTCCTCTTGGTTTAGATTCTATTTTTGCCATTATACTTTAAATAATCCAGAATCTACTCCTGCTTGATAAAACTGGAAGCCTCCTCCTAATAAATTTGTACTTCTGCTTTGTGCTTCTTGTGCAAGACTTAACGAACCTCTCGCACTAATTTGTCCTAATTCTACAGCTAAATTTTTAGAAGCAAAATATTGTGCATTTTCTATTTCTTTAACTGTTTCTACTCTTTGTAATAAATTAGAACCCGTAGCTGCTGTACCACTTGCACTTTGCAAAGCTCTAATTAAAGATAATTTTTTTCTACCTTGTTTTGCAGCTTCTATTCCTAATTTTCTTGCAGCATCTTGTGCAAAAACTTTATCAGTTTCTGTTGCTCTTCTAAGGTTTCTTGATTGCTGTAAGCTACCATAATAACTTACTGCTGTTCCTGCAGCTATTAAAGCTGGTACTAACCAAGCTGGTGGTGGCATTATTTATTCCTCCTATGCACTTGTTTTCAAACTCCCTGCTATACCTAATATTGTTATAGGAAGTGGTTGAGTTTGTTGTATTGTAATCTGTCCACTTCTATCCCATCCTAAATTTGTAACTCTCTTGTCTCCTGTAAATGCTGGTATTGGTTGACCCATTTCATCTGCTGAACTTCTAAATGGCAGCTGGTCTCCATTAATTGTTGCACCTACTGTGTCGAGTAATCTTACAATAACTTCATTATACCTTTTTTTCTTTCCTTGTGCTACAGAACCTGTACTTGCTCCTGCTTCTATTTTTAATGTCTTCAAAGTAGATACAAAACCTAAACCTACTTCTATTGTTTTACTTGCAAATGTGCTTGGTAGACTAATTGTTACTGCTCCATTTGTTACAATTTGTGCTGGATATACTGCATCATCTATAAGTATTTGTACTGTTTCACCTTCTAAATGGTCAAGACCTGTTACTCTTGTAGATGACCCTGTAACTGAACCTGCTAATCCACAATCTTGATTAAGAGTTGTGTCTAAGTATTCAATAAATTTTACAGTAGAACCATTAACAATTCGTTCTACAACTATCCATACTTCGTTTTCATCTGTTTCTGTAAGAGAAGTTACACTCTTTACTTTAGCTGCTGTTTGATTTGTTGTTGCTAATCTAACTGCATCTTGACTACTAACAGTAAGAAATCCTGTACTTTCTGGTGCTGTTTCTGTAATTGTTACAACTGCACTTGATACTGTAGCTGTAAAATCTGCATGACCATTTATAGCAGATTGTAAATTACTTGCTGTTGTGTTGTTATTAGTTTGAGTTTTAAACTCATTTGTTCCTGCAGTACCTGTCGTAGATGTAAAAGTAACAGTTGTGCCATCTGATTTTGTAAAAGTTAATTTTGTTCCTGATACTGTATTATCGTAATCTGTTACTGTAACAGTACAAGATTGTCCTTTGCCACCTATAATATGTCTATGCCAACCAACAATATCTTGTTCTCTTTGATATGTCATACCTAACAATGTTCCATCATTTCTTACTGCCCAATAAATAGAATCAGGTTCTTGTGCATATTCAACATCTACAATTCCACCATCAGTAATATGTTCTGCCAACAATGTTAAATCTGGTGCGACATAAGCATCATTTTGGAAACTATATCCAAACTCTCTTAACTTTCTTTTTTGTCTTTGAACAAACAAAATACTTGGACCTACTTGCATAGTCTGTACTGTATGACAACCAAAAGTTGTTTCTTGTTTTATATTTACATTTGTTGGTGTTAAAGGTTCACCAGTTGGTCTATCAACTCTAAACTCACCACCTGCTGTTCCAATAACTAAATCTCTAATAGGTGCTAAGAATCTAATTTTATTTACTCTGTTAGCTGCTATTGTATAGATAAAAGCATCTGCTGCAGAGCCATCACCTACATCAAAGTTCTCAAACAAACCTGACTGAGATGCAAATATAGTTTGTGGTAGACTTGTTGTTCCACCAAAAATTAATCGTTGTTCAAAAAATGAAACTGTTTCTGGAAAACCAGTTGTGTTTGACCAGCTACCTAGTTGCCAACTTGTTGTTGCTGTAGAAGCATCTAAAGCTGTAAGTATTTGTATTGTTACATTTTGTGCATCTGTAAATGCTGTTATCTTTGCATGACCATTATGTAATTTTACAAGCCTACCAACATCAGTTGATGCAAATAAATCTGCAGATGCAACTAATGCAACTCCTGTGCCAACTCCAGATGAACCTGGATTTAAAGTTGTAGCTGTTGTATTGGTATCTAGGTATGGTCCTTTTTCAAAATCTACATCTGCAAGTGTCCATGATGTATGCCCTGTTCTAGTAAGTTTTGCTGGTTCATGTGATGGATGTACTATAAACATAGTGTCTGCTGACTGTGCAAATTTTAAATCAAATACCTGTGATTCTGTATATGTTGTAGTTATTTCAAAAACTTTTTCTGCTGTTCCACCTGAAGTATATGTAGTATAGTTGGTAGAGTTTACACCTGATAATTCAAAAGTATTTGTTGTTTTATTAGCAACTGTGTATCTTCTGCCATTTACTTCTGTCATCCCACCTACATCATTTATCCATACATGGTCTCCATTGCTATAACCATGAGAAGTTGCTGTTACAACTGCAGGATTTGCTTTTGTAATAGCAGATATAGACTTACTTGCTTCTACTATTTGTCCTTGGTCTTTAAAAAACCTCATATAGTTTTCGCCAACTTCTATACAATATGATTGTGTAATATTAAATTCAAAAGAAATAAGTCTTGTAGATTTAGAAGAATCTTTTACTTCTGCAACAAACCTAGTGCCTGGTCTCCTTGTAGCACCACCCTGTGTTTGCACAACAAGATTCTCCATTGTTTCTGTACCATTGCTGTACTTGTCAAAATCTATATGACCAGCTAATTTTGGTGTGATTTCACCTGATGTAAAATTTGTTTGAAATGTATTTACTGTTGTTGTTTCTGTTGCCATTATTTTCTAAAGTCCGTAAATGTATCTGAAACAAGGTCATCAATAAACCCTTCTTGTCCATCAATACTACGAGCTTCAGAGAGTTTTATCTCATATAATTTTTGCATTTGTGCTTGAAGTGTAACACTATTTGTAACTGGATAAGCAAGTTGTACTGCTAGTTTTGCTTCTAAACAATCTACAAATAATGAATCAAACAATGCTGCATCTGTGATTCTTGCTATATATAATATCTTTGCTGTATCTTCGTTAGTAAGTAATACTCTTCCTTCTGTTGCAAGATTTTCTACTTTAAATATGTAATCTTGAAATTCCATTTGCAATACTCTCAAACAATATGGGTCTGTTGGTAAAGCATATTGATAATCAAATTCGTATGCTGGAGTAGTTGATAACTGTGTAAGACTTGCTCTTGTTATTGCAAAATTCCAAGGATGACTTCTTAATACAGAATCTCTAGCAGGTGCATAAAAAGCATTGCAAAGTCTAGCTCTTTCTGAATCTTCTGTTAACGAAGTTATAGGGTCATCTCCTAATCTTCTAAGTGCATTTGAACATATTGAAACTTCTGTTGCCATAATTCACCTTGTAAGAGGGTAGCCGAAACTACCCCCTCTTGTTGTTTTTAGTCTACAACATATGTAACAATTAGTGTTACATCTCCAGCTGCTGCTGTTGCTGCTACATTAGACATAGTCAAAGCTATTCTTAAAGCTCCACCTGGGTCTGATGATAAACCACCATCTTCCCATGCAAAGTTAGAAACTGCATTAACATTTCTTGCCTCGAAAGCAACTTCAGCTCCACCTGTTTCTGCAGCTTGTAAAGTTGTTATAGCTGTTGCATAACAATCTTCATCAAGAACAGTACCATTCTCATAATATAGACCTACATTGGCTGCCAAAGTTGGTGAGCCATTAGAATCTAAATCATCATTGAATAGTTTGATTGATAATACTTTTGCATTAGATGGGATTTGTACCATCATTAATACATCATCATTATCAATGTCGCCTGTTCCAGCTGCAATCGTTCCACTTGCTACTCGCATCCTGCCCTGTAAACTTCCAGTTTCTAGGACCTCTCTAGGCGAAGCATCAAGTGCTGTTATTTCTACTGATTTAGCTGTTGCCATTTTTGATTCCTCCTATTAACTTTCAGTACATTCTATCTCAACAACTTTTTCATCTTCGATACGAGTTGCACCGATAGTCATTGACAAGAATACCTGTGTTGCATAATTTTTGTCTGCCCTTTCGGATATTCTAGTTTGAACATCTTGGCCGACAGCAAGGCCTATACCAGATTGAGCAAATGCTAAAACTAATCTGTTACTTGATGCATTAGTGTCTAGTCTTTCAGTTCTTATAAAGTTAAATCCCATGAAAGTATCTATATCACCTTGCACCAATGCTTTAACAGAGTTAAAGTCTGCAGATGTAATTTGAGTAATTGCTAACAAGTCTGATAGCTGTTTTGATGTAACAACACAGAACCTAGGTTCTTCTGGGTCTACACTGTTAGCATCTAAAATTTCTTTGGCTTCGATAAGTTTTGTAACTGATAAACCTGCAGAGCCGTGAACAATTTTTTGTCCAGATGGTAAAGCTACAGTTGAACCACCAGCAACACCACCAAAGGCATTACCAGAAGCTGCATCAATAATTGCATCATCCATTGCTCTTCCCATTGCCCAAGCACCAGCTTGTGCATACTCTGATTCAGGACTTATAAGCATCCTTACTTTATCTTCGTTGTCGATTAAATCTGCCCAGTCATAATCTTCCATAGTTACCCTTCTTCTTGAATGAGGAGTGTCAACTCTTGGAGTGTCAGAATGACGGGATGTTCTTTTTAATGCTGCAGTTGTACCGATTCTTTCGAAGTAATGGGCTTTACCATTTACTGTTTCAGTTTTTACAGCATCTCTTAATCTCGAACCTTTTTGTTGTGCCAAATGAAAAACATTGCTTTTATATTGTTCTATAAAAGCTGTAGTTATTTGTACTGACATAATTCAGTCCTCCATAAAATAAATTTTAGTCTCTCGGTTTTTATCCAAAAAGGGAAACCTATGGTTTATAGCCACACACGGCTACCATATCGTTATCCTACTGGGCGAACTGGTACGAAAATTATATCACAAAAAATCAGCTTGTGCCAAATGCTTTTTCGTGTAGTTGTCGCATTTTTTCTACAGCATCTTTATGTTCTCTATGTCTGCCATCAAAATATGGATGCTTTGGATTATTCATAATATTAGCAATCTCTTGTTTTGCATCTAATGGAGAAACAGATAATGTGTTGTTCTGTGTATTTTGTGCCATATCTTCTGTAACTTCTTTTCCTAATCTAGCAAACATCTTAATTAATGCTGGATTGTTTCCTAACTCGCCATTTAACAATTCTTGTACTTCAGCATCTCCATAAACTTGTACGGCTCTTTGTGCTGCTTTTACATTTTTGTCGTAGTCATAACCCCATTCTTGTTTAAGGTTTTGTTCTATCTCTTCTCTTTGCGAGTTAAGCTGTGTATCTGCACCTTGCATCTCATGGTTTATTTCATTAATTTGAAAATCCATAAGTGCTTGTACTTGTTCGTTATTAAGACCTATTTTATGAGCTACACTTCTAAACTCATTCATTGATTCTTCTCTAAAGAATTGTTGATAATCCTCTGGAACTGCAACTTCATATTTGCCTGGTTCTTCAGGTCTACCTAATTTACTATAGAGTTCAGTCTTTTCCTCTTCAGTTTTAGGTATAGGTATTCTACTACCTATCATTTTTTGTTGATGTACTACAGTTTTTGCTAATGATTCTACATCCTTGTAATTCTGTAGAGTAGGGTCATTCTTCAATTCCTCAGGTAAACTATCCCTCCAGTTTTGATTTTCACCTACTGAACCAGACCCTAGAACAGATTCTGAATTTTGTTCTGTTTGTGGGCTATCTGTTGGTTCGGTGGTCATTGTTTCGTCAGCCATTATTATTATCCTCCTTTAAAAGATTAAGTATTCTGACAACTACTGCTCGTTGTCCTTCATTGTAAGCAGTAGCATAGGGGTCTCTTGAAAATGAAATCCTGTGATAGTAG